CTATATATTTATTGGCGGTGATAAGTTTCTTCCGGTCCGTTACGAAATCTTATTTTGGTGTCAATCCATATAATAAGGCTGGAACTCCACCACCTACTCTTGTATTTAATTATCTCGGTGATTATCAATTTAATAATGTACCGGTTGTTGTTAAGAATTTTGAATACACATATGAAGCGAATATAGATTATGTGCCAATTAACACTGTTAACAACCAGGCATTTTCTGCAAATATAGGTGTAAGTTTACCGCAGGGTAAAAACGGTGGTTATACATGGGTACCGACCCATATAACAGTTCAGTTAGACTTAGATACTCAATATATACCTATCAAACTTAGAAATGAATTTAATTTAGATGAATTCCGTCAAGGTAAATTAATTAATAAGGGATACATTTAATGGCACAAAATTCCAAAGACACAAGTCAATATTCTTTAACACCTGTTAAGAATTGGTACCTTGATTTATGGGTGCCGAGAACAGTTATGGCATCTGATCACGATCCGATTATTACTATACCACCGGCATTTGATCAACGACCGGATCTATTAAGTCAACAGGAATATGGTACTCCGAAACTATGGTGGGTTTTTGCTATAAGAAATCCAGATCTAATTATTGATCCCATTAATGATTTTGTTGCCGGAATAGAAATTTATGTTCCTAGTAATATCTTGAAGAATTAATATGGCAGATAAACCGAAAAGTTTTATGTCCGGTGGTGGCGGTGATTTCGGTGGTGGTGGCGCCGCTAGTTCTTGGACACCTGCTACAACATCCGCGACTCCGGCTACCGTTGGCCCTGCACCTGTAGTAAATGCTACGTCAACAGCTCAACAGGCGCCTGTAGTATCTGGGGCTAAATTCAATGCAGCAAAAGATTCTCAGACAGCATATGAAAATATGGCGTCTCCACTTAACCAGATTGAGTTAGCATTTAAACCTAATATATTAGATAATTACGATGTTTATACATATCATTGGAAATTATTTATTGCACCACTCTCCGCATCATCGAGTGGTAATGTGCTTGATACAAGCATACAATCTATTATTGCAGAAAGTGGTGTTTCGGATCTGACTATAGACAAAGTTGAAATTGCCGGAGTCGCTACACTCTCAACAGAAACAGGATCAGGAACAGCGACAACACTTAAATTTGAGATTGTAGAGCCATCGGGTGCCGGCCTAATAGATAAAATATTCTACGAATCAGTTGCATTAGGAATAGGCAATTGGATGGTCTCTCCTTATTATCTACAATTAGAATTTAGAGGACGTGATCCTGCAACAGAAGAAACTGTCATTAATGGTGCGCCTAATGGGCTCGGTGCTTTAAAATGGGTCTGGCCTATAAAATTAACGAGCTCGAAAATTAATGTAACACAAGTTGGTACGCGATATGAATTTGATGCAGTAATGTACGATGAGTCAGCTCAGGCAAATTCATATTTTGCAATTCAACATAGTGTTACATTAAAGAAATTAACTAAATTCGGCGATGCAATGGTTGATTTAGAAAATAAATTAAATGCAGATGCTTATGAACAATTAATTGACAATTATAGTATTGCTGATACCTATAAGATAGTAGTTGACCCTATACTGGCAGCATATAATCTTGTAAATCCAGATGCCAATAAAAATACTGCTCGTAATTCTGATTATGTTGATTTTTCTAAGAAGGCAGCGACATTTAATACAGGTACCGGTATTGATAAGATTGTCGATACTTTGTTAGGAACAACATCACTGGGACAGATGGGCGTACAAAGTTCTAAGACTCCAGCAGGCCAACCAAATGCTCCACAAGAACAAAAAGAACACATGAAAAAATTGTGGAGAATTGTTACAGAAACTAAACCTATAGCATTCGACCCACTGAGACAAGATAATGCCGTTGCAATTACTATATTCGTTGTTCAATATGATATAGGTGTGCTAGATGCCGACGCTGCACAAACAGGACAAACTGTTGCCACCGAGCCAGCAGCAAAAGAACGATTTAAAGAATACATGAGTAAGAAGATCTTGCAGAAGAAATACAATTATATATTCACCGGATTAAATGATCAAATTGTAGCATTAGACCTTAATATGAATTATTCCTTTGCTGCTGCAACAGCACGCTTCGGTGGTATATATGTTGATAGTGCAGCCGGCACAACTAAAGGCGCGGCGATGCAAGATCACGCCGGTGATGAAAAGAAGGCAGGAGAAATTGCTAGAAAGACATTACAATTTATTAGTGATGCAGCACCAGGAACAGATCTTAGTGCAACTGTAGCGGCCGCAAATAAATCAATTGCAGCAACAAAGATTAGTAAGGCTAAACAAGACCAAATCGCTGAAGTGCTTAAATATGCTCAGCCCGCAAATAAAAAAGCCCTTGCTGAAAAAAATGCTACCACATTAGCACAATCGGCAGCAAATGCAAAATCTCTTGCGGCGCCACAGAATGGATTACATTTTATCTCTGATGTGAATGTAACCGCCACTGCTGCTGCTGCAATGTCTGCCCAGACGTCAGCAACCTCAGCAGCATTAGCAAAAGGTAAATTAAGACCTGTACCCACCAGGGATGCAGTTCAAGAAGGTAACTTTAAAGGCGTAGACCCTGCTGCGGATGCAGGTCGCGCTAGAACTTCTACTATGTTTGCAACAGCATTACATTCGGGATTAGATGCCAGTATGCAGAGTATAAAACTAACAATTAAGGGTGATCCATTCTGGTTATTTCCTAGAGGAATTGCTGCCGATGCAAAGTCACTTATGTATAAATCGAATATGCCACCGGCAGAAGCCATAGCAGATATTAAATTAGCTCAAAAAAGAAAAAATGTTGAAGAATCGGCTAATATAATCGGAACAGATAATTTTCTTGTTGTTCGTTTTAGGACTCCTAGAATTTACAATGATACTACTGGATCTATAGACCCTTATACTGAAGTAGAATCATTTAGTGGTGTATATAAGTTAGTCCGAATTGTTAGTAAATTTGCCGCCGGGAAATTTACTCAAGATATAGAATGCATATTAGATCCTGTAATTAATTTGTCTGATACAGAATTAGCTACTTTTATGGCATCGATAGAAAAAGCATCTCAAACAATAGATCCTGTGGTACAATCTTCAAGTAACAGTTTACCACCATCGGCTGTAAAAACACAACCACTTGCTAGTAATGCAAATCTACCTAAGGGTCAGGATAGCACTAAGGGCGTTAATCCAACAGCAACAAATAAACCGACATCGAATATACCATCTAATGCTGGATTAACTGCAACACAGAGACTGGAACAACAATTGGCACAGCAGCCACCTCCACAACTTTAATAGGTACACATGGGATACTTAAATACTTCGACAAGAACTACAAAAGCTACATCAACTGATAATTTTCAGGCCGCTGGAAGATCTACATCACTATTTGGTGTATTTCTGGGATTCATAAAAGAAGCAACAGACGTTCAGCGTAATGGAAGATTGCGAGTATGGATACCAGAGTTTGGATCAGCACCAGATAATGAAGATGGATGGACTATTGTTAATTATTGTTCACCATTTGCAGGTGCTACGAATGTTAATACCATAAGTGACACTGATACACATTCCTTTGATCAGACTCAGACATCATATGGTATGTGGATGATCCCGCCGGATGTTGGAAATGAAGTATTGATTATGTTTATCAATGGCGATTCATCGAGAGGAATATGGATCGGATGTTTATACAACCAATTCATGAATAATATGATTCCGGGTATGGCGGCTGATGCTAAAAATTGGGAATATCCGGGTAAGGTTATTCCTATTGCAGAATACAATAAATGGGACAATGTAGTTGAGCCCGATCGCGCAATTAAACCGTATCAAAAGACAAAATTCAAAGGCGTAGGTAATCAAGGCCTTATTAATGATGGTAGCCGCGGAACAACCACATCGAGTGCTAGACGAGAAGCGCCTAGTACCGTATTTGGTATTATTACTCCGGGTCCTGTCATTGACCCCAATGTAACTTCTGACAAGTTTAGGAGAAAAGGTGGCTCGTCATTCATTATGGATGATGGTGATGGAACAGAATATGTTCAACTTGTTACAAAGACTGGTGCTCAGATTAGATTAGATGAAACAAATGGGTTTGTTTATATGATCAATCGTGATGGTACAGCATGGGTTCAAATGGACCAAACAGGTAATATAGATATTTTTAGTGCTGCTACTATTTCTTTACGTGGGCAAAAAGACATTAATATTCGTGCTGATAGAAATGTTAATATTGAAGCTGGTCAGAATATCTTTATGAAAGCTGCTAAAGATACAATTCAAGAAACCACAGTATTCACATATGATGTGAACAATGTACCTAAGACAAAGACTATTCCTGTATGGAATTATAAGGGCGAGGGATTAGGTGACGGCGGTAATATTGTTATGCAGGCTCTTAATAACTGGCATAGCACCACGCAGAATAATGCATTCTTAACGGTTGTCAATAATAATATGGACATCGACATTGGCAATGCATTTAGTCTTACAACTATTGCTGCTGGTCAAGATTATAATGCTAAATTAGGCATCAAGATGTCTACTCAGGCTGCTATTGATTTAGTGGCAACTGGTAATATTAGAGTAGGAGCAAACGGCAGTATATCTGTGGTAGCAGCAAGTGATTTAGTATTATGCACAAGTGCCAATATGAGTCTCAATGCATCGGGTAATATTATAGAAACTGCCGCAGGATCATTCTCATTAGATGCATCATCTGTCGGAATAGGGACCAGCGTAGGTATCAACGGAAACTTGGATATCACTGGTAATATAACAGGTGGTACCATAGTAGGAAATTTCCCTGGACTTCGCGGTGGACCGGGTGCGAATACTGGTGGACCGGGTGCCGCACCATCACTAAATTCACCAATTGCTGCACAACCTGCAATGACATCCGGCATTGCTAAACAGGCCGAAGTAAAACCATTAGTTGAAAAGGTTAATATTCTTGCAACATGGCTTCCTACAGTAACATATCCTAAATGGAAAAAAGATACAGCATATAATTCGGGCGATCTTGTTACCAATAACGATATTATCTATATATGCAATGCGGGTGGGCAACCCGCAGCGGCGTCATTTCCTGCACAACAGTGGACAATACTTATTCCAGAGGATAAATTTAAGAGAAAGGCTGAATCATTAGAGACAACACTTTCTAGATTTCCTACATATGAACCATGTCCAGAACATGAGAAATTTAGCTTTGGGTCTATTAGCGGATATACTCCGAAACAGACAGAAGGATCAAAGACATATGAAGGATCTGGTGGTGCTGGTGGAGGAGCAACATCATCTCCTGCAACTAACACGACACCGGGTGCAAATAATAAAGATATTGCACCGGTACCTGCTGAAGATAGTGCAATATCCAAAGACTTTAATATGGCTGCTTATCAATGCGAACTAAAGATAAATGAAGGTGTAAAATACGTCTCTTATAAAGATACGAAAGGTTTACCAACTGGTGGCATTGGCCATTTATTACGTCAAAATGAAATATCACAATATCCGGTACCGACCACTATCTCCGAAGCGCAGGTCAACACGTGGTTCCAATCTGATGCACCGAGTTCTATAGGTGGCGCTCAGCGATTGTTAGGTATGGATTGTTGGGGCGGTTTATCTGATATTAGAAAACGTGCATGTGCAGATTTAGTATACAATATGGGTGAAGGCGGCCTATCTAAATTCAAAAGTTTCTTAGCAGCAATGAAAGCCAGTAACTTCAATGAAGCAGGAGCCCAATTAAAGAGTTCTGCATGGTTTAATCAGGTAGGACAACGTGGTCCACGTATTATAACAATGATTGTACAAAATGTCGACCCTAATGGTTGCGATAAAAAGTGGCCGACATGATAAATATAGTATGAACTATATACAACATTATAATAATCTAATAGATCGAGCAAAATATAGAAATCTCGAAAT